GCATAGTATGGCGTTCCTGGTAACCCATTTCTGGGTTATCAAGCAAGATGTCGGCTAAATGCCTACGGAAACCAAAATCTAGGTCTCCTTCGGACTTTAGCTGCCAGAGTGAAGCTAGTAAATAGCCCACTGTATCATCTTGATAAGTTTTACTTATCTCCACCACGTTTTGAACACGATATCCTTCGATACCGTGCCGAGCGCGGCTAGGAGTGGACTCATCCAAGTTACCGATGAATCCACCGTCTCCCAGTGTTTCCGGAATCCTAAACCGGTAAGGCTTAGGAACCGAATTCACAAGGAGCTCAAACACTTTCCGAAATCTCGCATCACATCCATAACGTAAGTTATGTCTGTGGGCAAGACGACGGATCGCATTTGCTAGGCGATAAATCGCTGGAACAGATGAAACTCTATCTTTAAGATAGATTGGTTTGACATCAAAGCCTGAGAAAAAATGAGCTCCGCAGCTTTCTCTGAACGGTGAGCCAAAGTGGCTCTTTTTCCGATTCAGAACAAAGCCGTAGAACTCAAGCATCTCAGAGAACGTCTCTAAACACGCGGTTGGCAACACAACATCATCGCCGTACGCGCTCACCTCTTTTGTATCGAGGTGATGATACTCAGCGCAGCATAAAGCAACTGCGAAGAATATCAGACTCTCAAGTTGGAATGTGAAGCCGTTCCCCATACTGGAGAACTTCTCCCATTTTATCAAGGAGCCGTCTAGAGTGCCATAATGAGATCGACAAGCATCCATAAGCGTATACCAGCGTGAAGGGATTAACTCCTCCACGACGGAACGCGCTATTGAATCGCTAGCAGAAGAGAGATCAATAGTCGTCAGGTGTTGGAATATACTCCCAACCCTTGCGAGTTCTTGGTTCCTCGACTGATAGCGTAAGTCGACCCCATACCTCCGGAGTCTGCGACCAACCATATCGCCAATGGCCTTCTGGAACCAAAGATTGATTCCAGGTTCCACGGCAATAACGCGGTTAGTTGTAGCATCCTTCGGTACAGTGATCACCTTATTCCCAACTTGGAAATTCGGAAAACCCGAATCTACAAGCGTGGAAGACCAAAGAGGGTAGTATTCCTCTAGGGCCTCCCATGGGATAAGGTTGTACAGATCACGCGTAATCCCGGTTTCACACCGGAACTTCTTGGCTGGACTGGCGTGCCGACGTTTTATCAACGTCGACGCACCAGGACCCCAGTCAGGCGTCTCAAATACCTCGTCGACTGAATAGTCACCGAGGATCTTAGCAATTTTCCGAATGACTGCGTTATGCAGCCAGACGGCGCGGCCCCGAAATTTAGGGTCGAGCGCTAAGTTCCTAAAGCGATTATTCGTATTCCTACAGAGATCTTCATATTTAATGAATTTCTCCTTGGCAACTTCGTCTAAATCCCTGTCAAGGGTTAACCCCTTAAACTTGGACAAAAACTTAGTCGCCGCATAGGAATCCCTCACCGCTACTAGAGTATCGTAGTGGAGAGGATTGAACTCAAGCTCTGCAAGTTGCTGATGCTCCCCCTCTCGGAGGAGTATCATAACTGTCAGGGCTCGAGGACAATCTAAGGCTTCGAGATATAAAGAGACTGCCGAGGTTTCAATTTCCTCGGGAACGCGGTGACTCGAGATTCCTTTATGGAATCTACCGCCATACTTCTTAGAAGACATGGCAACCCTCCAGAGTTTATTCCGAACGAATACTAGGCTTTTGGCTTAGTAAACGTTTTCGAACGTAGTTACCGCGGTTTCGAGTGGTGACCCAGTTGCATCTGTCGGGTTACCATCGCTCGCGTTGATCGTCCGAACGAAGAGGGACGCCACTCGGCTGAAAAGCACTTGCCTTTCAAGCAGGGTGGATCTCTCTGGGAGGAAGAACTCCATGACGCACGCGCAGTCATACGCCTTCGTCGGCGCCGGCTGAATACCGGACGACGTTGAAGGGCTGGTCTGCTCGAGAGTCGGGAGGGCGAGTTTTACCGTCACTTTGTAGAGCCGGCTAGCC